GTTTGCTCCTAAACAGATGAAAGTAGGCGACTACTATGATATGTGTAGTGAAGATGTCGCTTGGTGTTTAGATGCAAAAGAGGCTAATGTTGAAGTATATGTAAATCCAAGAGCTTGGGTTGGACATGAAAAAACACAAATAATTTAAAAAAAAGACATATTAGGGGTTGACAGTAAGACATCTTGAATGTAGTATACATGTATAAGTTAAACAAAACGAGGTACTAACAATGCAAGCAACTAATTATTCTAGCTACAAAGCGTATACAACTGCTAAAACACAACAAGGTTTGCAAGTTATTCCAGAAGATTTGTTTAATGCTCTTGTAGTACAAGATAAACTACACAAACAATTTAAAGCAGACATGCAAGAATTTGTTGCACTAGATGAAAACAAAGAAAAAGATGGTAGTATTAACTGGAGTTTTGTCGACGCTGATATGTATCCTAAATGGAGTGTATTGTTAGAAGGTAAAGAATACACAGCCTTGTTTGATGAAATTGCTGATATTATAGAACCTAATATGGAGTTTGCAGTATGAATAATTCATTTAATGTTGACCAAGCTATACAATTCGCAATCATTATTGATGATCAGCAAGGGTTTATTAAAAGTGGATATGGTTATTATGATCGTGAGAATCAAGTAACAATTCATGACAATAAGACTTGTTTAACTAATTTTTTCCTTGGTGAATCTGATATAGAATATCCAGAGATTTCAGATAGTATTAAGAAACGTTCTGCTAAATTAAAACAACATTTTCGTGACAGTTTAATTGGTAAGAAACTTATGGGTACGCTTAATAGCTTTGAAGAAAGTGTTATGCGAGTAGTGTCATCGGATTCTACAGATAAATTTGGATTAAGCATTGTTGCTAGTTTGCCAAACAGTTTGCGTGTTGCACAGAAGCGTGATAGTTTAGATCAATGGTTTGATGACCTGCGTGATAAAAGTGAATTCTTAGGTAATCCAGGTGAGCGCATACAATTTAATGTTCGTATTCGTGATGTAAAGTTTATTGCAAAATATGGTATCCATTTAGTAACTGGTTCAACATCAGACGATGATATTATTAAATTCTTCTTTAGTAAAGAGCCTGATATTGTAGGATTACTTGAAGGTAAGGAAGTTAGTATTACTGGTAAAGTAAAGCAACATGATATTAGTAAATTTAGTCAGTGCAAAGAAACTGTAATTAATTACGTAAAAGTGCAAGAAATTGGTTGACATTGTATGTGTAAGAGTGTAATGTCATAATGTAAGCAACGTTAATTGGAGTGAGAGACCATGATGCAACAAGTACTAATTCGTAACGGAAGTTATCGTAATACACCAGTAACCGATACAGTGTTCACACTTGTAAAAGGTTATACAGAAGGTGCTAAAAGTAATTACATTACTGTAGATGGAGTAGACCACGCAGGTCTGCCAGATAGCAAAGTCCGTATTAAAGTAAAAAGTCCTGAATACTTTGAACTAATGGAAGAAGGACAAACATTCGAAACTGCTGAATCAGCAGAATCAGATGAAGTAATAATTGAACGCTTGCGTGAGCGTTTTCAAATCCTTGAAGATATGAGCTACGCATCATGTGATGGAGTTGTTCGTGGTATGGTAGTTACTGGACCTCCAGGTGTTGGTAAATCATACGGAGTTGAAAAGGTTATCCGTGAAGCGGAGATGATGAATAAAATGGGTGGAGGCACTGGAAGTACCGGTCGTAAGTATGGTATGGAAAAAGGTGCAGCTAGTGCAATTGGTTTATTTAAGTTGCTATTCCAATACAGCGGTGCTGGTAGTGTACTAGTGCTAGATGATTGTGATAGTGTACTGTACGATGAGACAAGTTTGAACTTGCTCAAAGCAGCACTAGACAGTAGCCCTAAACGTTACCTAAGTTGGCGTAGTGAAAGCCGTGTGCTTGCTAATGAAGGTATCCCAGATAGATTTGAGTTTAAAGGTTCGATTATCTTTATTACGAACCTTAAGTTTGACAAAACACGTGGTAAGCTAAAAGATCACTTAGATGCTATTATGTCACGTTGTCATTACTTAGACTTAACACTAGATACAATGCGAGACAAGTTCTTGCGCTGTCAGCAAATCGTCTCTGACGGTATGCTAGATGAATATAACTTTGGTAAAGATGAAGTAAACAACTTGCTAGATTATATTCATGAGAATCGTAACAGGCTACGTGAAATGAGCCTGCGTATGGTACTCAAAATTGCCGATCTTAAAAAAATGAACGGCAACAAGTGGATGCGCTACGTGGAGATGACCTGCATGAAGCGATCCTAAAATAAGACTGAACTCAGCAGTAGACTCCTCTGTCTGCGTCACTCTCACTCACGCTGCTGAGTTAAACTTGAGGACTAGTAAGCAAGACGTCTTACTAGTCCTTTCTTATTATAAGTAATAGCAGAACCTTGACAATATTAAAATAAGAGCATATACTAAAATTATGAAATGTAAAATTATTCTTAAAGATGAAGTAAACGTAAAAGTCGAAGGACTCGATCTTCAAACAAGACGCAAGTGTATGGAAAAGTTAAAGTTCTTTTTACCATATGCAAGACACGTACCAGCATACAAACTAGGACGTTGGGATGGCTGTGTCAGCTTCTTTAGTGTCGGAGGTAGTACGTTTGTAAATGCACTGCCACATATTATACCAATACTACAAGAACAGAAATACGAATTTGAAGTAGAAGATAATCGTAACGAATGTCAATTTAATTTTTCAGAAATAACTGAAGAACATTTCAGTGATAGAGTATGGCCAGAAAAACATCCTGCGGCTGGACAACCAGTTGTGCTTAGAGATTATCAAGTCGAGATTATAAACAAGTTTATATCCAATACACAAAGTATTCAAGAAATTGCTACAGGTGCAGGCAAGACGCTAATGACAGCCGTGCTTAGTAACTTAGTTGAGCCTTATGGGCGTAGTATTGTTATTGTGCCTAACAAAGACTTAGTTAATCAAACAGAAGCAGACTACATTAACTTAGGTTTAGATGTAGGTGTGTACTTTGGTGACCGCAAAGACTTTGGTAAGACACACACCATTTGTACATGGCAAAGTTTAAACATCATGGAGAAACGTTTCCGTGATGGCGAGCAAGACTGGGGACTTGATGATTTTGCTCAAGATGTATTGTGTATTATGGTAGACGAAGTACACCAAGCCAAAGCCGATGTACTTAAAAAACTATTAACAGGTGCATTTCGTAATGTTCCTATTCGTTGGGGTCTAACTGGCACAATACCTAAAGCTGATCATGAACGTTTAACTTTAGAAGTAGGACTAGGAGAAGTTGTACACCAGTTAGCCGCAAGTGATCTACAAGATCAAGGAGTACTAGCACAATGTGATGTTAGTATACTACAACTGCAAGACAATGTGTCTTATGGTAATTATCAAAGTGAACTTACTTACTTGACTACAGATAAGAACAGACTAGACTATATGAGTGACATCATTGCTAATATGGCTGAAACAGGTAATACACTTGTATTAGTAGATCGTATTAAAGCAGGCGAAGGACTAGTTGAACGCTTAGGTGAAGACACAGTCTTCATTAGTGGAAGTATGAAATCAAAAGATCGAAAGGAAGAATATGATGAAGTTAGTGAAGCAAATAATAAAGTTATCGTCGCAACCTATGGAGTGGCTGCCGTGGGTATTAACATTCCTCGTATTTTTAACTTGGTTCTCTTGGAGCCTGGCAAGTCCTTTGTAAGAGTAATTCAAAGTATTGGACGTGGAATACGTAAAGCACAAGACAAAGACAGTGTACAAATTTGGGACATTACTAGTAGTGCTAAGTTTAGTAAACGCCACTTAACAGAACGTAAAAAGTTCTACAAGGAAGCAAATTATCCGTTTAGGGTAGAGAAAGTAAATTATAAATGAAAGTATTAACAGTAGAGAATCAAACCTATGATTTAGACTATGTGCCAGAAGAAATAGAAGACATACGATATTGTGTGTTAGACTACAGTGACAAAGATAATGCAGATTATATATTTGTACCATTGGTATTCTTAGAAAGTTTTAGTTGCCCTGCAGCAGTATTAAAAATAGGCAAACATACAGTTAGCGTACCACTGGATTGGAATATAATAGTATGTGATCCAATGGTTGGCGATCCAGAAGTATTACCAATCACTAGTTTAAATGATCGTGGGTTTAAAGCCTTTGTAATAAATCCAATTAGTGGATTCATGCCAGAGTTTACAGAAGTAGAAATAGTAAACATTTATCAGGATATGAAATGGTATTTCCCTAAATTAAAATACGGACATATACTAGCAGTACCACTTGAAGAAGCAGAAAAACCTAGATGTGTTTACTTTGTAAAAGAGACAAATAAAATACCAGATGTTTTAAGTACGGATGATTTGTGGTAATGAGTGGACAACGTAGGTTTCTAAGAACATGGG